TTATACTCCAAAGGTTCAAAACTAGGAATACTGAAGTTACCACATTCTGTATATGTTCCATATTCATCTTTAGGGTTATCAATAAGGCTAGTTAAATTATTTCTATGTACTCTTACACAACCTGGAATATCTACAACAGGTTTATTTATGTAATTTACTACTGGATTATTAAACTTCCATATTGGTATTTCGTGTATTTGAATCTCATTTATTTTAAAACGAGGTATTTCAGTCGTAGGCATCTCTTCTTTTATAGATTTCTACATAAGAACTGCATTTAGGGCAAGTTAGATTAGTTAATACAGAATATTCGGTGTTATCTTCAGTATCGTGATCGCCACCCCAAATTAATTCTGTATCACACCAATAACAATTCACTTTTTAATAAAAGGTATAGATGGCCCTGTTGCTTCGGGTATCACATTATCTAAAACTTTAGGCATAGCACCTTGTACATTACCAAGAATTTCGTTCATAACTCTTGATTTGAATTGTTCTGAAGTTACATACTTGTAACCAAAGTACGCTCCACCACTCATGGAAGCTACCATAAGAAAAGAGATAATACTCAAAACATTTGCAATTTTTTGGAACATTTTTTTATGTGGAAAGAAGCATTTATTAAGGCTTTAGCACCTATTTCTTTGATGGTGCTTTTTCTGATTGTTGGCCTAGCTCCACTATACCTGTTGGCTGGTCTGATGACTCGTTCTTTTTCAACAACATCTCACCAAATTGAACACCGCCCGATAAAGCCTTGATGTTTGCATTTGCTTCATCAAGTACTTTTTGTGCATGATCTCTTGTCTTTATCTGTCTATCTAGTTCTTCTTTCCATTCAAGGATCTGCTTTTCAGTAATAGCTTGCATAATGTTTTCTTTTTATTGTATCAATTTTTAAAATTTAAACAATTTCCGTTAAGTTCATCTTGTATTTTTTACCATTTCTATTATTTAACATATAAATTTGATCTTCTCCTTCTTGTAAAGTCCAATCACCCCAAGTACCATCAACTTTGTTTGGGTTTTCTATTGAGTTTGAGAAGTGCATATCGTTAACGTATAGGTTTGCCCACCTTGCACTAGATGAACCTAAATTATAAGTGTTATTTGATGCAGGCACAAAATGTCCATCTCCATCAATGCTTGCTCTGTCTGTACCGCCTTCTCTAAACCTTATTCCACTAGAACCTCCCACAATATATAAAATATTGCTATGTTGTTGAATTTTTACTGTATTACCTGTCCAACTTCCGTTTCCAAATTCAATATCACTATTTGCTCCAATAGTAACTGCACCACCGCCACCATTAAAAACAACATCTCCTGAGAAAGTTCCTCCAGATAAAGGCATAGGGGATAAGTTTCCAGTATGATAAACGGTTCTAGTATTACCTCCTTCGATAAACATTAATCCGTCTGTTCCACTACCTAAACGTATTTGTTCTCCTGACTCTGAGTTAACTAAATAAAGGCTTCCATTCGTAGACCATTGTATATAAGCTTTATTTGTATTTCCTTCTCTAAATTGTATATATGGGTTATTAGAACCAGATAATCTTATTTTTTCATCTCCCGAATGACTGAAATAACCTATCCCTCCAAATGTAGTATTACCGCCTAAAGAAGTATTTCCGTCTGACCCAAACAGAAAACCCACACGACTACTATTATCGGTATCGATAACTTTAAATTGATTTCCATTAACTTGTATTGCAAAATCGTTTCCATTAGACCCAGAATTATCCTCAAAACTTATCTGCGGAACAGAATGAGTGATAGTCATTGAACCATCAGCTACATTAAAGTTTCCTGTAGTATTTACTCCAACCGAAGATGTCTCAACACGAGCAGTGTTGTTGTGGTACAAAGTAACTGCTCCGTTTTCAACAGCTTGTATCATCGACTCATCGCCAGCAGCGTTAAGTAAAGATAATTGATTTGTCCATATCTGAAGATTACCTGTGCCAGAATCTTTTATAAAACTATGACTTCCTGAGTGATAAATGGAAAGGTCATCACTTGAACCGAAATTAGCCTTTTTATTATCGTTAAATCTTAATTTTCCATTTGCTTGGTCGTATAATATTTCTTCAGTATTACCATCAGTTCTAAAAGAAAAACTTCCGTTAGTAAATACACCAGTTGCACTTGTAGAAAGGTGCAAATCATTATCATAATAGAGTTCTGCTGCCCCATCATGGAGCAACCGCATCATTAGATCGCCATTATCTTTATCTCTAAAAACATAATTGTCAGATTGAAATTCTATATTTGAACCAGCTAGTTGATGAACGAATCTTGCTATAGTTCCGTTATGAAAGACTAATAAATCATCGCTATCTCCAAATGAAAGCACTGTATTATCTTGAAACCTAAGTTTATTAGAATCTCTTAGAAAAGTAATATCTCTACCAGCAGTAGCACCATCAAATTTTGCATTGGCAGTATATTCAACAACACCTGTAAAAGTGCCACCAGCTAAAGGCATTTTAGTTGCTATTGAGTTGGTAACTGTTGTAGCAAAGTTAGGGTCATCACCTAAAGCTGCTGCAAGTTCATTTAAAGTATCTAAAGTACTAGGTGCAGAAGCCACTAGGTTTGCTATTGCTGTATCTGTATAAGCCGTTGTAGCGATTTTTGTAGAGTTATCACTTGCTGATTGGGTCGTTGCTGTAACTCCGTTTAAAATTGCTCCATTACTGGTTGATATACTGTTTTTTGCTGCCTGTAAACCAGCAATATCAATTCCGTCAACTGTTCCAGTAACGCTGATATTCCCTGTAACATCAAGGCCAGCACCAACATCTAAATTGCCAAGTACATCAACGTGACCATCTGTGTTTACAACTATTCTATTTGCTGCATTAGTTGTATCTCTTATTCTAAAAACTCCATTTAAATTTCCTATCTGATAGTCTGGGTTATCATTATTATCAGTAAAATTTATTGCTGGATTAGCATTTGTAATAGTTATTGCTGAAGTAAAAGAAGGATCAATTTTTGACCCTGCTATCGCTGCATTTGTATTAATGTCTGCATTTAAAATAGAATCATTAACAATATTAGCGGAGTTAACTGTTATCCCTGCTGGCAATGTTCCTGTTGCTAATTTTGAAAAGGCTATCGCTGCACTTGAATTTATATCGGCATTTACAATAGTATCGTTTGCTATTTTAGCCGAAGTTACAACTCCACTATCAATAGTAAAAGTGTCTCCACTATTGCTGACAGTAATATCTCCTTTATCACCATCACTAATTCCAGAGCCACCTATTTCAGCTACATTACCATTATCTTTTTTCGTAAATAACTTACCATTATCAGTTCTTAAAGCTACTTCTCCTGTAACTAAATCACTTGCACTTGGATCGCTACCAGAACCTCTCTTAAGTCTTATTTGATTTGACATGAGCTATAACCTCCTAAGATTTAATAGCTGCCACCATCTATATTAAAACTTGATACACTTTCATTTTCTAAGAATGTAACAAGGTCAGACAAGGCAACCTGTTTCATCGTTCCATTATCATTGCAGACAAATCTATCTGCTGCTGCAAGCGTTGTTGATGTAGCTGAAGTATCTCCGTCAGTACAGGTATTTAACTCATTAGTAGTTGAGTTTAAACCGTCTAATAAATTAATTTCTGTTGCGGTAGAAGTAACACTTGTTAATTTACTAACTGGTAAAGTTCCTGTTATAGAACTAGCAGCAAGATCAAGAGCAATTTCAGCAGATTCAATAACAAGTCCACCATTTGATTTTAAATCAACAGAAATTGTATTACCTGATTTTTGTAAGCCATCTGCCGTAGTTATTTGACCAGCCCCAGAAAACTGTGCAAAGGTAAGATTATTTGTACCTGTGACGGCTGAACCTTTGTTGCTGGTACAGACAAAGCCATTATCAGCATTGACAGTTCCCTGCTCGATAAAGGTAAACATTCCTGCTGCATCTGAACCAGCAGCTAAATCATCTGCCCTCGCTGGTGACGATCCAACAACATAAATACCGTTTTGAGATGCAGTAGATTGATCTTTTACAAGGACTCTATCGTTAGTTGAAAGAGTTACACCGTCTAATGTGTCTCCATTATTAAGAGCAGTAGATATTGTTATGTTTCCTGTAGTAGCTGCTACGCAAGAATCTTTTACATCAAGTCCTTGTGAAGTAGCCTCAACGAAGCCCTTAGTCGCTGCATCTTGAGCGTTTACTGGATCAGCTACGTTAGTGATATTTTGTGAGTTAAATGAAACTGAACCAGTTGGTGCAGTCATTTGATCTAATCTATTTGTTCTGACACCTGTATCAAAATCAGATATTTTTGTATGCAATAATGAAGGTACATCAGCAGCTACCATAGCTCTGAATGTTGCAGCACCATTACTACCATTTGGTGCAGCTAGAAATGTATTTTGTGTTCTACTCGTAAATAAATCAGCAAAACTACCAGAACCACCTATAGCTTCAATAGTTGTAGCTGATCCTCCTGATCCTCCCGTTCCAATACCAATAAATAGCTTTTTACTGCCTTCAGCAAACGCTAATTCAGCATTTTCTAAAGTACCTGGTGCGGAAGAACCAGTAGATCTTTTTATCCTAATTGTATTAGCCATCAGTAATTACCTCCATCGACTAAATTTTCCACAGTACGAGTAGCATCTGCTTTAAATGTACCACTAGATTGGTGAAAATACACTACTGAATTGTTTACTTTAGAAGAATCATTCATAATTGTTCCAGTGGTACTAAAAGATTCGCCTTGTGGCCCTTGAGTTGCAACAGTAACTACAGTGCTATCGCCTTCGTTTACTGTAACAGTATTTTTAGTAGTGGTGATGTTTACTGAAGTCATGCTGTATAACCTTCTGATACAAATATAGTACCTTCCAAATAGTATTCTTTCAAACCAGCACCATTAGTAATTAGTACATCGTATTTTAAAACATCAGGACTAAAAGTGGCAGTCTGTGTATCAGTCAAAGCAATATCAACCGTTCCAGCAACTCTGTCTGTATAAGTTACAGCAAAATCAGCGTATTTTGTGGTTCGTGTTTCTTCCCAAACCTGTGCTTCTACAGTAAAACCAGTTAGATTTATTGCATTACTATTGGAATCTTTAAAAACAAGTTGTATCGCATGATCTGATCTCCTCTGAACAGTCATATTATATGTTCCTGGTGCGATAGCCATAATATCTTGATATTAATTTTATGTTATCACGTTTTCTTTATATTAAAACTAAGACTCACTCTTAATCCATCTTTTCTATTTAGAGAAGGAGGTACATAATGTTTTAAAGTGCTTGGAAATATAATAAGATCTCCTTCTTCTACAGGAAAACAATATTTAGACTCTGAAAGTGGCCCTAAAGATATACCTTGCCCTGCACACATATCAGCAAAAGTACTGTTGGGGTGTAAAAAAACCGCACCTTTATCTACACTTTTATCAAAATTAATGTAATAAATCCCAGAAATTATTGATGGAACGTGGTCGTGGCACTCTTGATACATTCTATTATTGTGAACATTAATCCAACATTCAAATTTTGCTTTAAAAGGTGAACAACCCAAAATACAAAAATATCTTGAAATATAAGATTCTACCTCTTTACAGATTATAGAGTTTTCTATATCAAAATCATCTTGCCAAGAATCACAATATTCAGCCCAATGTTTTTTCTGTTTTAATTGATAAAACTTTGTTTCTACATCAGCTAGTACCGTATTCTTAAATTCTTGGTGCAGCAATATTTTTTCCTTTAATACAGGACTAGAAAATAAATTAAACATATTGATATTTTAAGGCAACAGTAAATCTTGGTTGCGTTCTAAACGGTGTTGCTCTATGTAATTTGTTTGCAGAAAATGTTAATAAAGTATTTCTAAAAGGCATTACACTTGTCATGGTATCTTTGCCATCAAAAATTTCAGTACAGCCTCCTTCGTTAGAATTATATGCTTCACTATTTATATAAAATAATGAAGTATAACCAGATTCTCCATCTACATGAAAATTAGGTTTATCACCAGAACTAAAAAAATTAATGTAAGCACGAAATAAAGGAAAAGTATTAACAACTTTTGGAAAATAATCGACCAATTTATTATTTAATTCAAGATTATGAACAAGACCTGTTGGCATCTGGTAAGGATTATCTCTTTCTCCATAAACGTAACTTGCTGAATAACAATAATTTTCTACATTTTTATATTGTTCTGCGGATAAATAATTATGCTTTATATCAAGCATTAACTAGGCTTTGGATAATCTGATTTTACTTTTGCGATAGCATCTTTCCAGGTGGTTGTTCCATTAACTGAATCCCAATACTGCATATCTAGTTGATCTTGTATTTCTGGATAAGAGTCCATTCTTTTTGCTTTGTATTGATCTTCTGCTTTATATGCTTCCCATGCAGCATTTATTTCGTCATCAGTAGGTTGCGTGTCTTTATTACCTTCTTCCCAATAAGTAATAGTATGAGGAGGAACTCCATTACTACATTTAAAAAAATTGTCGTTTTTGCCTAGCTTTTCAACAGCAAGCCAAATGTCAACGTCAGGATTAATAGCCATGATTAAGCGTGTTTAAAAATAGTTACTTGAGCACCAATACCAAAAGAACCAGTGTTGGCAGGGTTAACTCCAAAGCCATTGTCGTTTTTGGTATCTTCTCCCCTATGTCTTAACTCAAATGCCTTACTTCCAGAAATAGTAAAAGTACACCAACCATAAGATAAAGAAGAACTAGCATCGTGAACTCTATGGTTGTAATGTGTTGTTCCTTCCGCTATATCTGTTCCGTCAGTTACATTTTTCCACCTTGTAGTATGAGCAGATACTTTATATGCTGGTGCAGACCAGCTAACAGTATAAGTACCAGCCCCAAGAGTAATTTGATTATTAGATACACTAGCTATATTATCTGGATCAGAAAGCTCGTGATTTAAAAATCTTGTCCTGTGATGCCCACTAGAAAATGTACCTTCTGAGGTTGTACCTCCTCTTCTATATTGAAAAATAGCAACAGAACTGAATAAACCTCCACCAGGAGCAGTACTTACCGAAGTTCCATCTCCAAAAAAGATAGTCATTAATCAACCTCCTGTAAAACAAATTTAAATTTTTTGCCTGTTCTGTTGTTTAGCAAGAAAAGATCTTCATGTCCTTCCTGTATAGTATAACTCCCCCAAGTCATGTCAACGTCATTTTGTTTTCCTTCGTTAGATAAATCTAAATCGTTTACATATAAATTAGCCCATCTTTTAGAACTAGAACCCAAATCAAAAGTATTATTAGTCGTTGGAATTAATGATCGTAGTGTTGTTAAATTTTGTGCTCCTAACTGAGTAAGCAATGAAGTAGATGTTATTAAAGTTCCTGTTTCATCAGGTAAAGTAATTGTCTTGTTTGAAGCTACTGTTGAAGGTGCTTGTATTCCAACGTAATTACTACTATCTGCGTCACCAAATCTAATTTCATTTTGTGCTCTAAGTGTTATTCCGTTTGCATCAAATATCATCTGCTCAGTTCCCGAAGAACTGAATCCCATAATATTTGCAGATTTTCTGAATAATCCTAAATCTGTATCTGTATCGAAACTTAATGCAGGAGAAGAAGCACTATTAGAATCATCAATCAACAGTTGACCTGTCATAGTACCGCCAGATTTAGAAAGTAATCCTAAATTAGCCTCATTAATATTTCCTATTTCAGTAAAAGCACCATTACTAGAGTTTCTTATCTTTAAAATATTAGTTGTTGTATTAAGAAAAGGCATACCAGCTACACATTGACTTGTAGCCAAATCAGATGATTTTGAATTACTTGATTGGATCGCAGCAAAAACATTATTGAGGTCAGTTCTCACATTTGCCCCAGAAGCATTTTCGATTGTGTAATTTGTAACGTCAGCCACAGTTAAATTCTATTTTCCTCCATGTTAACCTCCTTTACCAAAACCAACAGCACTGTAGGTAAAGTTCCTGTTAATACTAGCATTACTTGAGTTTTTAAAGTGAACTGTAAAGCCAGTTCCAGATATGCTACTAAGTTCAAAGTAATCGCCTGATGTCATATTTTGTGGAGAAATATTAACAGAAGGTAAGAAACTATTTAAATTGCCTA